AAAGAACTTCCAAAGTTCTACAGAGAGATAAAGGAATATCTTATTGGAACTTGGAATGCTTACGGAATTCATGGGGATGAGAGTGATGATGTTATAATATCTACTTGGAAGAAGTTATCAGATGAATATCCATTTACTGAAATACTTGTAGCTGGAATGGATAAGGATTTAAAGCAATATCCAATAACATTGTTTGATACATACTACAGAAGATTCGGAGAAATATCTAAGATAAGCGAAGAAGATGCAAACTACAATTTATGGTTGCAAGTTATTATGGGTGATTCTACGGACTCAATTAGCGGAATCAAAGGCAAAGGTATAAAGTACGCAGAAAGTGTCTTAAAAGGCTCTAAAAATTACTTTATAACGACTTGTAGATCATATAAAGAAGTTTATGGTAGTAGATGGCAGAAAAACCTTATAAAGAATTATGTTCAAGTAAGGCTTTTAGATAATTTAAGTGTAAGTATCGATTTAACTATGGTTGATTTCACTAATTAATAAAAAAATGTTCAGATCAAAGAAAACAATTAAGTCAGAGTTAATATTTGATTCTGATCTTAATACTATAGAAGTTATAACAAAATTGAAAGAGCAATTTGAAAATTTTAAAGAAAAGTCTGTTGATATTGAAGACAACGTATATTATAAACACGGACTTCCATTTAAATATAAAATTGTTTTTTATCACGATTTATTTTTAGAAACAATAAAAATATAAAACATTAGGTAAGTAAAAAAAATGGTATGGCAAAAAATAAAATAGAGAAGTTCTTTCCTAAAGAAGACGAAATAGCAATGGTAGGCGTGATCAATAAAGAAGTTAAGATTGCTTTTTCAGTAGAGAAAGCTGACTACGGATACTACGTAGTTCGTTACGAACTGAATGATGATCTGGAAGGATTGAAAAATACCATTAGGTACAAGAGGATTGATTTAAAAGAAAAAGATACCAAGAGAAACAGATTGGTATTCACAAACCAAGAAGATGCCGAGAGAGAGGCTATATCTTCATACAAAGAATTGTTTAATTATATACAAAGCAAAAATGGTAACAGCACAAATTAAGAATAAAATTGTAAGTAATGTTAGAACATTATTTAACACAATTACTGTAGCAAAGAAAAAAGAATCAGTATCAGAGGATGTTAATTCACTTATGTTTGTAGTGATGAACGGAAAGACAACAGATGAAAGTATTGTCATTAAGAAAATGTTTGACGCTGTATTCGAAAGAGAATTAAATAAGAGAATGGAAGAGGCTAACAATGAATTGATTTCAATTAACAAATTTTTAAACAGATAATTATATGCACCTAGACGAAGTAATAAAGGAAATATTGGTTAATGAGGCAAAAGTTTTAAAACCAAGAGAAGTTATTGAAGACACAATCGTATCATCGGTTATGTTTCAGTTAGCTCAGAGAAGTATGGTTGGACAAAAGAAGTACGGAACAACGCTTGACGAAAATAATCAGGACGACTTCCTAGAACACTTAAAGCAAGAGTTGTTAGACGCTGTATTATACATTGAAAAATTAAAAAGAATTAGAGATGCAAGATAAAACATTACAAAGAATTATATTTGAATTATCAGAATGTAAAAACAATAGAGAGTTTTCTAAGGCAATTAGAAGAACAGAAGGATATACTTCTAATATGACAAGATCGGATGTCAATATAAGCATAGAGCTAGGTATTGATATAATGCAAAGACTAGGAATTGATGATAGTGAAATAAAAGAGGTTATTGTAAATTATATTAACGATAATTTCTTTATTAATTAAAATAAATTACTATATTTGCATATCTCACAATCAAGATTTCGAGTTATAGGTGCTTGTCGCTGTCGGTATTCGGCAGTATCTGGAACAAGCTAAGCGTGAGTTCGTCAGGCCTAAATATAGTCAGGTGGCGGAATGGTAGACGCACGGAGGGCAAAGAATTTTGTACACATCTGCGGTGAAAGAGGATATTGCCTGTTGAACTTTCACAATTACAGGTTCGATTCCTGTCCTGACTACAAAATCTATAAGATGTTATTGTCTCTAGTCTAGAATAGATTCAATGATACGATTCGTAGCTCCAAGGGTAGTGGCTTATAGATTACCTGGAGATAAAGAAAGCTGAAGGGGTACAGCAGTCAGCATAGCTGAAAGGGTTGCAGGTTCGAATCCTGCCTTTATTGCAGCAGTTGCTTGATGTCAAATATGTACAGCAACAGACATTGGAGAGATTTGGCCTCTCACGAATGTTAAGTCCTATCGGGCAGAATAGGGGATGAGTACTTATGAGTGTATGTGATTTTACCAACCTCCAACCTCATCAAACGTCCGCATAGCTCACTTGGTTAGAGCATCTGACTCATAATCAGAAGGTCGTAGGTTCGATTCCTACTGCGGACACTCAGTAATTAGCGAATGAAAAAGAATCCTTACAAACCTTGTAAAGTTGGCCGCACTATTGATTGTATCGCTATTGGTATTCGCTAATGATGTATTCATAATGACCGATAAAATAGTGTATAGGTGACTCCTATGAAAGTATAGGAATGTGTGATAGGGTGTTACTTTTATAAGTAGCGCCTTTTTCACACTTTATTTTCAAGTTATCTTTAATTGAATAAATATATTTAGTATCTTTGCGGTGTTATTAAGGTGAGAGCTAATAACTACATACTGAAAAATTAATAAATAATCCTAACTGGATCAGCGGCTCTCAATCAATCCTCGCTATCTTGTTGGGATTTTTTGTTTTAAATAATTAAATAGTTTATCGGTGTCTTAAAACCGTTATTATTATGGCAAAATTTGAATTAAAATTTTTGGATGCAGATTGCAATGATGTCTACATTAGTTCTAATGCTTACTTTGGTGAGGATTCAAGTAGAATATGGATTGAAATAGGTTCTATTAGTGATAGCGATCAAAAACATTTTATTTTATTGGATAAAAGTACTGCTATAAAACTTGCTAAAACACTTCGTACTGAAATCAATAAAATTACAGAAAGTGAGGTGTCTAATGGCTAAAGGTAAAAATTCATTTGTATTATATTCAGATAACAAATCCATCATTGATTTAATGACCAATGAACAGGCTGGGCTTCTTTTAAAGACACTATTTTCTTACGTGAATGATGAAGATCCTATTATAGATAATTCTATTGCTATAGTTTTTGAAATGATTAAATTGCAATTAAAACGTGATTTAGTAAAATGGGAGCAAACAAAAGAAGGTCGTTCTATAGCTGGTAAGGCTTCTGCTGAAGCTAAAAGATTATCTAAATTAAATCAACAAACTTCAACAAATTCAACAAATGTTGATTTTGTACAACAAACTTCAACAAATTCAACTGTAAGTGTAACTGATAGTGTAAGTGTAACTGATAGTGTAATAAATAATAATTCTATTATGGTTTCTTCAAAACCAAATAAAAAGATTCTTTTATCCGAAGTTGATATTAATACCCTTAGTGAACAAGACCAAGTATATTTTAAAATAGCAATTGGTTTTAGAGATTTATTTGTAAATAATAAAATTGCTTTAGGTGTTAATGATTTCAAAGACCAAGAGAATGCAACTTATAAAGGTTATGTAGATCCAATAAGATTGGCTTTTACACAAGATAAAAAAACAGAGGAAGATTTCAGAAAAGTGTATGCTTTTTTAAAGAATGATGAATTTTGGATGAAGAATATAATGTCTACAAACACGTTAAGAGATAAAATGTCAAAATTACTTGTGAAAGCATCTTCTATACCAGTCAAAAAACAAATACTACCATCAGACTTTTGGGTAAGAGAATTAAGTGATGAGCAAAAGAAATTACTAAGCGACAAAGACCTAAATACTTGGGAAAGACAGAAGACAGCAAGACTTATGGAGGGCGGTAGAATGTTACCTATAAAAATAGAATATGAAAAATAAATATATGAAAGATACAAATGTTGCTGTTTTTAATAACATAAACGACACATCAGAACCTAGATATGTTAGCGTATTTAAGATACTAGATTCAATCAAGGATGGAAGTTTTAAGTCTAAGGTTGAGTCAATCAGAAACGAGAATGACAAAGGTCTACAGAGTAGATTGAAGTCTTCACTTGTATCTATCCTATTTTCCTCTTCTAAGCAAGAAGGAATTGAGAGCGGTAGAAATGGAAAAGTATCTTGGAGAACGGACAAAGGATTGGTAGAGCATAGTGGACTTATGTGTTTAGACCTTGATAAGTTTGACAACGAGTTCGAGATGATGATGGTAAAGACAAGCCTTACTCAAGATAAGTATGTATTCTCTGTATTTGTTTCTCCTTCTGGAGAAGGGTTAAAGGTATTGGTAAAGATTCCAAAGAAAATAGAAAACCATAGGAAATACTTCTACGGACTAAAGGAACACTTTAATTCACCAAACTTTGATGATTCTTGTGTTAAT